TTTTTGTTTTGATATATATATAAATGCCTACTCGTAGTCTTCAACGCCAGATGCAACGCCAAATGCGCTTACAGCGCAAAGCCCAGAAAACTCTTAAGCGCTTACGTGAGCGCACTCAGACCAGGGAGCGCGGCAGGTCTAAGGGTCGCTCCAGGGGTCGCGGCAGATCCAGGGGCCGCACCAGGGGTCGCGATTAAATTCGACCTGTTTAGAAATAGTTTTGAGTTCTAACATGAAATATATTTATATTTAACAACAATTTAATATAAATTAATATATATAATGACAACAAGGCGTAACAATAACAAAAAAAAAACAAAAACTAGAAACAATCGTAAGAAAACTAGAAATAATCGTAAAAATGGTAAAAAATCAAACGCGCCAATAAAATGGCTTACTGCGATCGAAGCAGCCCAACAGTCTTTAGAAAAAACAGGATCGGTTACAAAAGCACATAAGGTTTTAAATAATCAGGCACTTTTGAATGCGCGTAAAATTTTTGGTTCTGTTGGCACAACCGGTGGTTCTTAGCGCTCACTTTTTTGCTACTATTGCAATTCTCCCATTACTTCGTGAGTAGCTTTCCATAACTTATTGCCCTTATTGGAGTAGCAAGAGAAGAAGGAAAATCTTTTACACCTTTTCTCATTTCAAATGTCTAAAGGTGTAAATGAGAATAATTTTATTGTATTATTCTATATGGCGTTTATTCGTAGTTATAACGGAGCTATGCAAGTATTAGCAGAAATAGGAACTGGAACTTGTAACGGAAGATGTAAAACAACATGGATACGCAATTTTCGATATGCGTTAAAAACAAAAACAAATCCGTTAGCCCTGACCAAAAAACAACGCCAGAACATGACTGAAAAACTAAAAAATGTTTCTGGTAAAAATTCTATAAACCAACATAGCAAAACGTTAAAAAAATATAGAAATAGAAAGTCTCCACCATACCCAGCAAATGAAAATTGTAATAAACAAATGGTTGGTAATGACGGAAAATATTATATATCGGAACCAAACGTACATAATATTTGTTCTTGGAAAAAAATATAATCGACGCGAAGCTTATGAAAAAGTTTATTTATAAATTTGCTTTTTCTAAAAAAAGAACGCTTGTTTGCAACCAGATGTACGCCTGCATGTCGCTCTTCCTAATTTACGATATTTAGAATTCTTAACACGCAATCTGTAAGCACGCTTTTACGAGTAGTGATTTAGTTATTATTTCCTAAAATGACTGGTTGTTGATTTTGATAATCATAATCCCCAACTAAATCATCGTTTATTTTGGGTTCATATGGATTTGGATCGTAATTAATCACAGGAACTTTTTCTATAAATTTATTGTCATTTCTCACATTATCATTCCTCACATTATCATTCCTCACATTATCATTCCTCACATTATCATTCCTCACATTATCACTCCTCACATTATCATTCCTCACATTATCATTCCTCACATTATCATTCCTCATATAATCATTTGTTATCTTGTTAATTTCCTTATCAGCTGATTTAATTTGATTTTCGGTTGTTTTGATAATCACCGACTCAATAATAGCCTCGTATAATCTTACACCCATTAAATAATCTGTCTCACATTTTACATATAAATCAATTATAATTTGTCGTGCATTTTCAACTATAGCCTGTAAGTTTTTTTCAGTTAGAGTTGGGTTAATTTTAATTTTTTTCTTTTTGGTAGTCTGGTCAATTGTATAAGCAAACATGTCGTTTATTACAGACAATAATTTACTTTGTTGATCTGCGGCAGACATTATCATACTTTTTATATGTTCTCCATATTTTTTAAACAATTCGTTATCTTTTGATATTTTATATTTTTTCTTAAATGATGGATCATCTCCTTTACAATTTTTGTTTGTGTTATTGTGATCTATCAATTCAATATCACCAAACGATGTAACAGTATCTGGCATGTCATCTTTACCTGTGAATGCTTTATAAAAAGTCTTAAGGTCTTGTTTATATTTTAATTGAGACGATTCGGATTTTTTAGTAAATTTACCCAAATCATAATCGTAACCTTCATCAAAATATAATTTGTCAAGTTGCGCAATTCCAGGTTCATCTATTAATTTTTTTACATTTCCGTTTTTTGTATTCATGTCACAAATTTTTGGTTGTAGACTAACTTGGTCCGTACCCACATCGAAGCTTTCGTTTTTTTTTAGTGCTCTAATTCTATTGTCGCATATATTTAACTTGAACAACTTTCTTTTAATGTTTTTAGGAATTTGATCTTTTTCTAATAAATCTTTCTTGACTGTGTTACCATATTCATCTTTGTATGTATACACAGGGTTAATAGTCGTCACTATTGCAGCAAAAACATGTGCTATTTTTACATAAAATTTAGAAATATCATTACACATCCTTTTTTTTTGTAAACTATCATTTTTTACAGATAAATTGGTTAAATCATCTTTATTCATTAGTTTAACTTTGTCGGTTGTCATCAAATTGACTTCTTTACCATCTTTAACTCTTTGCGCGAGATATGTTACTTCAACATCATTAAAATTTTTGTCAATTATCTCGGATGTTAATATTAATAGATTGTCGCAGTATTCCTTTTCTGAAAGTCTGCTTAAGTTTTTATAATCGGTTGTGAGAATGTAAGATGCAGCAATATAATCAAGTACCGTATAAATATTTTGAAATATTTTATCACTTGGATTATTTGAATTGTTTGATGATGTATTTCCCATATATTATAACTATGTAAAAAAATATAAGAAATAAAATTGAATTACAAATAAATAATCTACGTCAAAGTAATAATAATGACTAGCGAACAAAGCAAAAAGAGAAAATCAAATACTATAAATAAAACAGAATTGTGGAATATATTTGATAGTGAAATAGAGAACGGACTTAAATCAACTACTCCTTTAGAATGTATATATCGTGCTTGTGGTAATCGCGAAAAATGCGATACTTGTGATTTTATGTTAGCATTTTCAGATGAAGGATTTTTAACTTGTACAAATAAAAAATGTGGGATTATTTATAAAGATATTGTAGATCAAACAGCTGAATGGAGATATTACGGCGCAGATGATAATCAAAACTCTGACCCAACAAGATGTGGTATGCCTATCAATCCATTACTGAAAGAGTCTTCTTATGGTTGTAAAGTATTATGTAATGGTCCAATGTCATATGAAATGAGAAAAATTAAACGTTACACCGAATGGCAATCTATGCCATATAAAGAAAAATCCCAATATGATGAATTCCAAATTATAACTATCATGGCACAAAATTCAGGGATCCCTAAAATGATTATTGACGATGCTATTCGTTACCATAAAAAAATATCCGAATATGATTTAACTTTTCGCGGTGATAATAGAGATGGCATCATAGCAGCGTCTGTTTACATATCATGTCGCATAAATAACTTTCCTAGAACAGCAAAGGAGATATCGATGATATTTCATCTCGATGTTACTAGCGCAACAAAAGGATGTAAAAATGCATTAGCAATTATCAACAATATTGAAAAGGACTTGGATGGTAAAGAAAAGACAAATCTTGGATCCACTAAACCAGAGTCCTTTATAGAGAGATTTTGCAGTAAACTGAATATGAATAACGAGCTTACAAAATTATGTCATTTTATTTCGATGAAAATTGAAAAGGGTGATAAAATGCCTGAAAATACACCACACTCAATCGCAGCTGGTATTGTTTATTTTGTATCACAAGTTTGTAAATTAAACATTAGCAAACTAGATGTTAATCGTGTTAGTGAAATTAGCGAAGTCACTATTAACAAATGTTTTAAGAGGCTTGAAAAAATCAAACATGACTTGTTACCTGCTGTTATTTTGAAGAAATATGCTTAATCCGATTTCGTCTTTTATTTTGTTTTTGTTTTGCATCTTTTTGTTTTGTTTTTGATATATTTTGTTTTTGTTTTTGTTTTGCATCTTTTTGTTTTTGTTTTGCATCTTTTTGTTTTTGTTTTGCATC